ACATGGGAGACAGTTGACAGAAGGGCACCCGCACAAAGGCCACTACTCAGAAACGCAATGGGAACTGATTTCTTCGAGGGTGGGAGAACATGGGTTGGTGAACATGGCCCAGAGATTGTTGAGCTTCCAAGAGGTAGTAGGATTCTAAACAATCAGGAATCAATGGGTCAGAGAGTAACCCATACCGGAGTAATTAGAGTTGAAGGCTATAACCAGAAGGGCGAATTTGACCAGGTTGTAGAAATAGTAATGGATAATTTAAGGAGAGAGGTGAGGTCATAGATGGATAGATTACTTGATAGTAACGATCAGGAAATTAGCCTTGCAATAGATGACCTCCTCAAAAACACTAAGGGAATAGTAATAACTAATCAATTACTAGATGGGACTTATCACACTCAAGCAATAGGAGAGCCTAATAGTGAAATTAGTTTTAATTGCTTTTCAAATGCTGCGCAGAGAAATCTTGTTCAACTTGGATGGTTTGAAGGGCAATTATTAAGGCTTGAATATGAGGGAGATTATTATCTGGGAAGAATCAAGGATGAGCCCAGCTTTTCTATTGCCATTGATGATTTTAAAGATGAAAGAATCTATATGGCAAGGTTGACTTTATCAATCACTGAGGAGGGGTCTATATGAGAAATGTAGACCCTGTACTGTCTAACAAATTAAACTCGCAATACCAGACCAAAGCAAACAACGCACAACCTAAAATGAATGTGGCGATTGCAAGGGCAAGGAACACTGTCAGTGACAGCTCCTACTGGGTTGTGGAGACAATAAGACAAAAGTCAGGGCTTGGGGATGTGTCAGTTGCACCACGAAGGCAAAAGGTCACAGGCCCGCCTAATAGGATATACGAGATACACGTTAATGACGGAGTGGTAGGGACATCCATCAGGGAGTACCCGGACAAATTCAAAGATGGATGGGTTGACCAGTTTGATGTCGGGCCAGGTTCATCGGTTGCTATTGCCTTTGATGGCGAATGGGAGCGATATCGAAATCTATGGAGACTTGTCACTCATGAAAAACCTTGGATATTCTGGGTTGATAACACAGGGGTGCTTTGGGCGCAGCTGTGGGATGATGCAGGCACAAAGCAACAACTTGCCACAGGTGTTGTTTATTGCAGGGCAATAAGGGCTTGGAAAAACCTGAACATAGCAGACCGTGATCAGGGGATTGTAGTAGGCTATATCAAGACAGATGGCAAGGTGTACTACAGAAATTATTGCCAGATGCTGGACCTATCCTATACCTGGGAGCCTGAAAGACAGGTTATTGAGTTTACAGGAACAGCAGAAAGCCTGAACCTGTTTATCACCAACGACTACCGCATGGGCTTTGCAGTTGAGGATATTCTAAGCGATATTTATTGGTATATCACTGATAGAAATTGGGCTGGAATGGCGATAGCACCAGAATATATACAAGCAAGTGTATCGGGTAGCATAGATATGATTTATATCACAAAGATACCAACCTATAACACAGAGTATATTCAAGCATCTGTTGGTGGTGATGTATTATTGTTATATGCGATGGCAGACAATGATTTCAGGATGGCAGAGAATTTTAGCATAGAGATGTTGGATGAAGAAGAACAGCCTTACAACAACTGGGGATTCAGAATCAGAGTAAGAATGGAGCATGACATGACAAGTCTCGATTATTCAGATTTCACACTTATTGATAGCAACAGCACAGCCTTTGCAGTAACAGGAATAACCAAGTCAGGATTCAAGGAGTATGAGTTTGAAACTGCTGACTTCAACAATGCAGTTGGAGATTTGACACTTTCATTCGCAACAGGGAACACTAAGGGCGAGGCAGGTCAAGCGATGGATTCATTCGATACAACCTTCACTCCGACAAATCTAGCACCAACATCTATACCACTACCCGAGGTGGAGGTGATTTGGAATGAGTAAAGCAGAAGGTAAAAAGATAGCTGTGAAGTTTACATTGCCACCATCAAGCATACCACTTTATGAGGAATTTGAAATAGATGATGTTTATACGTTTCCTGTAGGTATAGCGTCTGCAAGTTCTCAATACTCATCTTCATACCCCGCTTCAAACGCTTTTAAGAATGATAGTACCATGTGGTACACGAGAAACTCTGGGTTGCAGTGGATAATGATAGAGCTGTCCGAATCTAAATCTATAGCGGGGTTTAAAATACAAGTTGGGTACGATAACCCTGATAAAGTAAATCTTTATGGGAGTAATGACGGTTTAGAGTTTGATTTAATTGCTGAAACTTATAACCCAGAACCGGGAACATATGAACACTCCTTTTCAGCAACACAACCTTATAAAATTTATAAATGGGAAATTGAAACCAGAAGGCGTGATTTCATACAAATATACAGATTGAGTCTTAGGTTTGCAAAGGTATCGCATAAAAGTGGAAATGAAGAAGCTTTTGAAATAAAAGGGCAAGAGTACCTATACACAGATGGGCCTGATAATAATGGCGAATTAATAAGTAAAACATATCCTATTGCATCAGTACAAGATCACCCGACAGAACCCAATTCAATTCAATTAATAATGGGAGATGGTTTTAGAAATGTGCAAGGGGATATTACAATATCTTATGACCAAGCATTAGGAAACCTATCTGGGGAAGGGGGAGCAATAAGTAGCTTTGAAAAATCGTTTACTCCAACTGATTTAATTGAAGGTTTAACTAATACTGGCGGTGTGTATGGCCATTCTGAGAATATCCAATCTAATATAGATTTAGCTATTGGATTTAATAGAGTCGAAAGAATTAATGCTTTCTCAACAGTAGAAAATATATCGGGTAGCGTTAGTATAAGTATTGACTTAATCCATATAGATGATATTAACCCTTAAGGAGTGATTTAATGGAAATTAAAATACCAATTAAAATTCATAATAAATTCAAAATTGAAGTTAAAGATGTTGCAACAGGAGAGATAACTAAAAAAGGATATGCAGAAAACATAGTGCTTAACAGTGCAATGGATAACGCAGCCATTTTCTCATCATTATCTTCGGGTTATCCTGGTTCAGCGATTGCATTTGGTAGAGGAACAGGTGTTTTGTCTGCAGAACGAACAACCCTTTTTGACCAAATAGGATATAAAGGGGTAACAAGGGTTGAGTACATCTTCAATCATGCACCTCTGCCAAGTTATGCAACAAGAAAAATAGTCATTGAGCCGTCAGAGTATGTTGGTGAAACTATAACTGAAGTAGGTCTTTCGAAAAACGATACAAGCACTATTATTTATACACATGCATTGATTAAAGATAGTGAAGGAAACCCTCTTGCACTAGGTCCAAAAACTGCTTTACAGCAAATAACTATTTACGCAACAGTGTATGCTCAACCTAATTTCGAAGAAGGAATAAACTTTGCGTCAAGTAGTGGATTGCCTAAAGCTTTGCTAATGGATTCAAGTACACTCTTGGATTTTACAACAGGACCTGATTTATTTATAAATGGCTCAAATATAGGAGTGTCTTCGAACTACTCCAATAGAGGGCATGGTCTCATTCAAACAAACATAGCAAAATTATTAACCACACAGGCCAATACTAAAATAAAATCTATAGCACATAAAGACGGTGGCGCAGGAGATGTGTTTACTGCAGATTTGTTGACCTTAGCAGAGAATGGTTCACAAATGTGGGGAGGGTATGAATTTAACCAAACGCCTGTAGGGGTTGGTGATGGAATTACGCAAGCTTTCAACTTGGCATGGGATGAGGTTTGGGAAGAAAAACCTAAATCCGTATATATTGATGGAGTAGAAGTGACTACAGGGATAACGTGGGCTACTGACTCAATCACTTTTGAGACTGCACCTTCTGATCAAGCCATCATTACAGCGGATTATTGGGTCAAATATATACCTAAGGATTCAGACCATGAGCTATGGCTACAATTCCAAGTTAATTATGGTGAAGGGAGTGTAAGTTAATGATAGATATACTGCTGCAAGGTTATGTTGATTGCGATTGTGGAAACACTTATTATTTTAATAGCATCTTAGAAACTACTGTATGTATGAAATGTGGAAAGACGCACCCTAACAATGGTGAACCAATACCAGAACCAACAGAGGAAGAATTGACAGAGCCAGAAAATGAATAGCCTTATAATCCCACTCATTTTTATGCTTTTGTGGGTGGGATTGCTTTTGATAATGCTACTCCATAGGAGGTGAGGTAATGGAGTTAACTTTTGAGACATACGGACAAATAGGGTCAGGGTCATTCCCTGACTTTATACAATTCTATAATACAGAGGGACAGTTATTCTTCACAGACGCAGGCCTTATACATGGTACAGATTCAGCTAGATTTGACGGTGATTTTACAACTCCACAATGGAATGACACCTTGGAGATTTCACCAGAAGGAGATACAGGGATTACCAACCTAGAGCTTAAAAACCTTAATGGTTTTGGCATTGTTGGGAGTTACTACACAGCCGATGAACAGGTAATGATTATATACGAGTTTCAGTATGACATGAGTAAGTATCTTTCAGGCGGAAGCATCAAGCACAGCATAGATAATCCGATTTCATCATTCACCTTGACCTTAGAGAATCCTATTGACGAGGAAACAGAAATTGAAGGGCCGGTGGTAATGAATGAAAAATCAACCCTGTTAAGCCCAGGAGCAAAGATAATTTTCAGATTTGGCATGGGAGACGATTTCGAGGAATACGAAATGGGAACATTCTATGTTGATAGGTCGAATTACTCGGTAAGAAGTAACACCGCATCAGTAGATGGCAGAAACCTTATCGGAAAGGCCCTGAAGGACCAGACTTTGAACGAGAACAATGTAATCTCATATGACATAATCACTAACATAATAAACGGAATCCTGGAAAAGGCTAACCTTGGGATAGACCAATACGAGGTAGAATATGACGCAACATACAGGCGGTTTAGGTTTGATCCAAGCAAGACAGTTTATTCAGCTTTAGAGGAAATTTTTAGAACAATGGTAGATTGGAAGATGGAAGAGACGGTCCAGGAAGAGATTATTGTTGGAAGTCCTTCATATGGACTATTCCCAACTCGGGGGATGTATAACTTCCAGAGAGACAAAGACATCTTTAGCAGGTCGATCACAATGGATGACCAGGGCAGTTATCGGAAAGTCTGCGTCCATGATTCTGAGTGGAACATCCAGATATATGAGGATGTAGCATCCTTTAGTGGGTGGAATCTACAATCAAACAAAACCCTATTCGTGCAGGTGGCAGAGGGAACAAGCTCAACCAATGCCCAGGCAATAGCAACAGAGCTTGCCAGCAGGCTTGAGAGTGTAGGAAAGGTTGAAACCTTTACAGGACCATTCAGACCTCAACTACTTGTGGGAGATGGAGCTACAATCATGGATTCAGAAGGCAACACAGAACTTGGATTAATCACAGAGATAACTCACAACTTTGGCAAATCTGGATTCACAACTAATTTCACCGTTGATTCTGGCGGAAGGTTAGGACGAGGCAGGTTGAGTGACTACATCCGGATGATAGACAATAAGCAAGAGGTTGGGTCTGTGTTTTATGAAGATATACCAGTAGAGTAATGGAGGTGGAGCATGACGGAAAAATGCGAGCAGATACACAAACAAGTTGATTACCGATTAGATGTACATGATAAAAGGCTCAATGACCATTCCAAACGATTAGACATGATAGAAAACATCAACTCAAGGTTAGAGGAAAGAATAAGTAATCTGATTAATCAGCTAAACACTTTAAATGTGACCCTAAGATGGTTCATGGGCTTGCTAATAGGAGCCTTTGTGACCTTCTTTTTTGTTGCAGCACAGAGGGGGTTGTTGTAGATGAGTTATAACATAGTGCAAAAAACTACACCAAACAAGAGTGACCGAAAAGGCTGGAAGCCGGATATGATTATAAGTCACATAACGGAAGGGTCCTATAATGGCGCTGTGAGTTGGTTGATGAATCCCAAAAGTAAAGCATCCAGTCATTTTGTAGTCAGTAAGACTGGACACATCACCCAGCTGGTCCCGATAACTGAAATGGCTTGGATTAATGGGACAACACTTACATCCGGCACATCAAGGTTCTATGGCCATTCTACACTTAAGCTTGTAAGGGAGAGAAAGACCAACGCCAATTACTACAGCATAGGAATCGAGCACGAAGGGTTCAGCGCCCAGGGGCAAGGTAAGTTGACAGAGGCCCAGTACCAGGCAACCCTATGGCTGCATAAGCATATAATCGCAGAGGTTAAGAGGCTTTATGGGATTGACATACCTATTGACCGAGATCATATAGCTGGCCATAGCGATGTTGCCCCAAAGTGGAAGCCCTTCTGTCCTGGCAAGAACTATCCCTTTGACAGGCTGATTAAGGATCTAAAAGGACAGCCTAAGGAAGATACAATCAACATGATAATAAATGGGAGAGAAATGGCAGTACCGGGAAAGAACATTGCCGGCAATACATCACTGCTGCTTAATGGAGAGTATATAGATATTAGAGACCTTGGAGAGATACTAGGCTTTAAAGTTGGGTGGGATCCTAACAAGAAGGCGGTGATATGGAATGACTGAAGATGAAGTAATGGAAATCCTTAAGAAGCAGAAAAAAAGCAACTTCTCTAAAAAGATAGTAATATCGGTCATACTCCTGAATATAATATTTACAGTGGCGGTAATGTATCTGTTCTTGCAGACAGGCAATGAGCCTATGACTTTAGTTGGTGCATGGTTCGGATTCACCACAATCGAGTTGTGGAGCCTTGCCAGCATAAAAAGGACAAAGGAGGGAAATAATGGATAATGGAATGGTACAAATCATTTTGGCAATAATTGCCTTGTTAGGAACGGTGATCACTGCAATAGTTGCTCCATATATAAAGGCCAAGTACACAGCAGAAAAAAGGCAAGAGGCTTATGAGTATGTCACAATAGCAGTAAGGGCAGCAGAGCAGGTACTAAAGGCTATCGACCCATCAGGGGAAAAGAGAAAAGCCTATGTCTTGGCATTTATGGATCAGATGGGCCTGAAGGTTACGGATGATGAACTTGATGTAATGATAGAGGCAGCGGTGAAGGAATTAAATTTGATTACAAGTGAGGTCTTGGGTTAATCCCAGGGCCTTTTTTTATTTGTCTAAAAATGGCTTAAAATACCCATTTTAATGAGGCCACAGAATGCGATTTAAGGCCCTTGAAATCAATGAAAATAATTTGAAAAATAATTAAAATAAATTGATAAATAGTGTTGACAGTGTCCGACAATGTATGCTATAATAAGATTAAGAAGAGGGAAAGAAAAAACAAGGAGGTAACAAAATGACTAAGCTAGACAAAATAATAAAATACGCAAGCAAGGTTACCACAGAAGAAAGAGCAAGAAATATAATAAGCCGAAATATTAAAAGAAGAATAATTTTAGGAGATGACAACAAATACTGGATAGTCAATAACGCAGATGCACAAAGGCTAGTAAATGCAGGGTATGAAATGATATAAGGAGGTATGGAAAATGGCAAGAACAGAAAGAATATATATAAGGCTTACCGAGGAAGAGAAAAAGAAATTGCAAGCGCTGGCAGACAACGATCACAGAACAATATCAGATTATGTTAGATTGATGATACTGGAAAATTTAAAGGAGGAAAAAGAAATGAAAACATACTACACAGTTGTTACAGACACAAATCCAAGAAGTGGTGACGAATATCTTGAGTATAAAGGAAATGACAAAGATGAAGCGATCAGAGTGGCAGAAAACGAATGGGACAGGATGAACAAGCAAGACAAAGCCCATCACAAGGTAGAGGTTAGAGACATCACCCCAGTAGACTATGACGAAGATGGCGAAGTAGTTAACTATGACTGGGACACAGTATGGGAAAGTAAATAAGGGCCGACAAGGCTCTTATTTCTTGCCAACCGGACATATTTTGTCCGCCTATAAAAACGTGTAAAAATAGCCATTATAGTGACCTCACAGAAGGCCCGTAGAGACGTTTAAATTAAAAAGAGGTACTATACTATGGCTAAAATAGGGGTGTAAAAATAAAAACGGACATTATATGTCCGGTAGTGGTTACAATAGCAAAATAGATGCTTACACACACCAATGGAAATGGATTGTTCTATCTAAGCATCAAAACACTACCATTGGCATAGGTTATTGATTCCACCTGGCCGTCAGAGATTTTAATCTCGTGTATAATCGTGTTCAAAAACTCCCTCATAACCTTCTTATCTACATTCTCAACTATCTTCTTGTAGTTGATTTTCTTTTTTGTCATAAACTCCTTGTTAATCATGTAGTAACTGGCAAGCTTTAGAAAATCATCATCAATTCTCTTGGGCTTGTCAATCTGTATGTCCTTCAATTCCTGCAACTTCTTTTCTATAGATGCCTTTTTCAAGAGGTAGTCCTTTTCACTCATTCCACTAAACAGGTAGAGATCGTTAAGCCTTGCAAGTGCCTTCCTGTATTTCTCCCTCTCTCCATCTATGAATCCATGCGTAACTGTCACCTTTTTACCGTCAATAGTATAGGTCAGTACATCATCAGCCTGTCTGGTTATTACCTTCTTGCCCTGGGCTATGTCAGCTATTGATTGAAAGATTACAGGAGCAATCCGCCTCTCAACAAAAACATAAGGTGAAGCGTGACACTCAATCCCCAGTGACCGAGAATGGCACCTATACTTTGTGGGTGATGTTCCGTCCTTTCTCTTTGGTCCAAGGTGAGCAGACATAATCCTCCCACAGCTTGAGCATCTTAATAGCCCACTAAAGAGATGAATCTCCCCACGTCTGAATCTGGATGTGTCCCTGCTGTTGTGATTCATAATCTGGTTGCATCTCTCCCACTGATCCACAGATATGATTGCCTCGTGATTATCCTCAACAAGAATCCACTCATCCTCATTTTTCCTGTATGTATTGTCACCATCTCGATAGTTGTAACGGAAAGTGCCTTTGTAAAATGGATTCCTTATAATCTTTATAAGTGTACGGTCAGAAAAATCATTCCCTTGCCTTGTCTTAACACCCAGGCGGGTTAATTCGTGCATCACTGTGTTGGTTGATTGGTGTTTCTCATATAGGTCATAGATTAATTGTATCGTGTGGGCCTCTGATGGCTCGATAGAGGGGAAAGAACCCTTGTTCGATACCTTATATCCCATTGGCACAACTCCACCGTTAAAAAGGCCCTTAGAGGCTCGTGATACCATTGTTGATAGTACCCTCTCAGCTGTCAACTTCCTTTCAAGTTCAGCGAACACAAGTGTAATGTTAAGCATTGCCTCGCCCATGGCGGTTGAGGTGTCAAACTGTTCATTTTTAGATACAAATATTATATTAAACTTCTTTAACTCCTGATACATTCCAGCAAAATCAAGAAGATTCCTGCTTATCCTGTCTATCTTCCAGACTAGAAGATGGGAAAACTCACCCTGTCTAATCCTGTCCATCATACGCTGATATGCCGGCCTGTCAGTGTCCTTTCCCGAGTATCCAGCATCCTCGAAAATCTCATAATCCTCTATGTTAAGGGCATACTTGCAATAGTTGATCAGGTCTGTCCTTTGCATTGG